AAGGTCTATAGATATGTTACTATCATACATTTCCTTGATAGCGTTAAAGATTTTTTGGTGCTTTAGATCGTAGAATATGTCAGTTTTTAGATGACCTATGACCAATGGGATTGTCCTTTTGTCTAGAAGCAATGCCCCAAGTATGTTAGATTCAATATCTAAAGCTTTTGGTAGGTTTATAGCTATCATAGTTTTCCTATTTCTTTTTTAACTTCTTTCCAAAATTTTATTTTAGCTTCATATTCATATCCAAGTTCAAATGGCTGAATTTCATCAAGTATTTCATCTACTAGCCATAATGCACAATTCTTTGATTTTATTACAAATATTCTTAGCATTCTTTCTGAATAATCAGCAGAACTACCATAAAGCACTTCTGAATAGAATTTTTGTACTAATTGTTCAGCTTTTTCTTTTGGTGTCATGTTTATAGTTTTTTTATTAAAATTTTATTAAGTTTTTGTATTGGTAAACAAGTAATTAGATAGCCTTTTTTATCTCTAACAGCTAAAATCCATTGTTCTTGATACCTAAACAAGACAACATTCTTCTTTCTTTTATCTACGTAAACATGAGAAAATAAAGATTCGTTAAATGTTAATGATAAATATTGTTTATATGTAATATCTATATTATATCGTTGTTTTAATCTAAGTTTAAAATGATTAAAAACTAATGTTTTAGTATTTAATTCATTCATTATTTAAGTTTTATTTGTGTAGTTATTTTGTTTGTAGGTACTTGTTGGTTAAACTCTTTAGGCTTAATTATTTCATCATAAAATGATTCGTTATTTAAGTAGGTATCAGGGTTTTTACGATATTGTTTATCAGGTTGTGCAATTATATATTCCTTAGTATGTTTTATAGCTTGTGTTCTTTGATCATCAGTTAGCTTATTCCATTTAGCTTGTAGTTTGGTCTTACTACCAACCTTCTTATCATATAAATCCCACCATGTATCAAACGATATATTTATAGATTTATTATTAATTGTATTATTAAGTATTGTATTATTATCCTTCGCCTTTTCCGAATACCCCTCTTCGACTTTCCGAATACCTAGTTCTCTTTTCCGAATAGGTACTGTAGGTGTTAAAATCCTTTGTTTTACTTGCTTACCATCATACAAAAGAAAGGTAGTTATATAGCCTTTACTAACCAACTGGCTTACTAACTCACTAATCCTTGATGGACTCAACTGAAAAAACTCGGCAAAATACTTGTTACTCGCAAAGCAACCTTTCTCTTTATCTAAGCTATCTATCTCTACCAATAATAGCTTTTCCATCCATGTAAGGTTTTCGTCTAACCATACTTCTTTGGGAATCCAAACTCCCTTAAAATCTCTTTCCATAAAATAAAAGTGCCCTATCAAGTTCCCCCTACATTGCAGATAGGGGTTCATCTCAAGGGCAATAAGTTCTTAATGAGTCTGCAATACTCATGACAAATATACTATTTATCCTTAACTATCCTAAAAACAACATCTCTGTTGTTATGCTTAAATTTCCTCTTTAGTAATGGGCTAAGTGATTTCTTTATTGAGTCCTGTGTAATCCTTGTATTCCTTGCTGCATGAGCTAAAGATTTAAACAATACTTCACTTTTATCGTCAACATAAATCATCCTCACTGGTACTGAGTTCTCTAATCCTGCAATCTCCATCATATATTCTTGAATTTACTAATTATGGTTAATGTTACAAATAGCAATATTGCTAGTGGTATAGATATTATTACAAACTTTGTAAGCTCGTATATAAATATTATCGTTTGTTTCATGTTTGTAGTTTAAAAAACCACCCCAAGTTTTTTATAAATTACTATCAGGTTATTAATATTGGTATCTTGAGGTGGTGGAGGATTTTTATTTCTTTAAGCTTATCTTAAAGGTTGTTGTACTAATTCTAGGTGCTGGGTGTACCATTTCTCCTGATTCAGGATCAACCATAGCCATAGGCAATGTTCTAAGCATCTTCTCCCTTTCCTTTAAAGCAAACTTTAATGACTCTATTTCTTCATTCATTTTGCTCCAAGTATAGTCTTGGTCATAGATATACTTAACACCTGATTCAAACTTAGCCATTTCGCTTCCTAAGACCTCAGCCTTGCCTCCAGGATACTTACTAAGCTCATCTAGTACTAACTCTTTTAAATCGGCTCTAATGCCCTCTAAAAGCTGTACAACAGCCTCTGACTTAACGAGTAGTTCTAATGTTGACTCACCAGTCTGTGTAAAGTGATCTACTATCTGCGACTTGATTAACTCAATTGCAAATTTGTTCGGTTCTATAGAACTAAGTTCTACTTTTGGTAATAATGTTAAATTCATTTTATTTTAGGTTTTCTTTTTTCATTTTTAATACCTTCATCAAAGTTTCATCAGAATCAAATGATTGCTTGTAAGTAAAGTATGTGTCAGTTAATTGCTTAACCTTAGTACATTTAGCTACCTCCATCATTATTTCTTCTCTTGTAGGCTCTTCTTCTAAGATTTCAGCTACAACTGTCTGTACTGGCTTAGAGGTTTTTTTCGGCTCATCATGCACAAAGTCCATCTCCTCAGCAGGTGTCGCCTCAAATCCAGCCGCTTTCATCAACCATGCTAACTGATTACGGAATGCTTTACCTACAGCTCTAGTTTGTGCCATAGATAAGATAGCATACTCATCAAAGAATTTTTTGCTACCCTCTTTGTTAGAGCATATTGCTATGCCTACAGATACTAACTTATTGTCTTGGTATGATCTAACTTCGCAAGTAGCCATATATTTAACCTCTTTTTCACTTGATAAGTCTTGTACGCTTGTAATGATAGGGAATAAACCTAATGAAGCACCTGCCATCTGCCAGGCTTCTACGTTACAATAGTCCTTACCCTTAATGTTAGATACTAAGTGTGCATCCTTTACAAAGCGTTTAAGCTCGTTAGATAAAGAAAGCATAGAGTCCTTGTTTACCATGTGGTAACTAGGTGCTTGAATTTGGTTGTTAGTTGTTTGCAGTTCCATGTGTTAATTGATTTGATTGTGTAAAAAATTGAGCCTTTCTGATTGGATATTGTTCCCACATTTTAACTATAGCTTCCATAGTTTCAAAACTTGATTGGCTGTAGCTCATGTTGTGGATGATTTTTGCGACAAAGATTCTTTTGTCTGTTTCGTTTAAATGTGCGAATGATGATAGCATAATGTTTAGTTTGATGTTAAAATATTTAGTTTTTTGTTATTAGTGTGTAGTCCTAATGTTTGTTGTACCTCTTGAAACTGAGTCTTATAAAACTTGATGCATTCTATATCGTTTTGGAATGTCATGATTCCATGTATGATTGTAGTATGATCTCTGTCAAAAGCTTGACCTATCTCCTTTAACGTCATCGAAAAATAACGTCTAAAAATAAAGTAGCACATATTCCTAGCAAAAACTAATTGCTTACTTCTGTTTGGCGTAAGTACTTTTAGTCTATCAGCTTTCATGACATCACATACCGTTCTTATAACTTGCTCAAATCTTATCTCTCTGTGTTTTAGTCCTGGCATAACGTAATAGCTTATTTCTGATGCTCCCATATTTGGTTTTTAAGTAGTTCAAGTTTTTTGTCATAGAATGTTTTGATTAACTCGGTCATCTCGTAATCATTGTTTTTAAGTCTTGTTTCTATTACATAACGACTATAGCCTGTTATTTCCATAATCTTCTTCATGTCGCCATACTTAAATAGGCTTTTGTAATCTGTAATCTCTAGCATTTGTTTGTGTTTTTAAAGTGATTGATATGTCTGTCTATTCCTTGAACTGCTGCATCTAAAGAAGCGTAATAACTTGCTCTCCAGTAATACCATTTGCCATGTAGGATTTGGTTATCCCATGTTATAAACATCCCTTTGTAGGTGTATTGTTTTGACATTCTTCCGTTACTGTTTACATAGGTAAACTCTTCTTTGATACCTTTTTTCTTTTGTTCTAGGGTTAGTTTCAGCATTGGTTTGGTTTTTACTCTTGCGAGGGTTTTGGATAGATTTTTGTTTCTAGTACTTCTATTGTTCTAAGTGGTAGACCTTGACTAAGCTTCTCAAAGATGGCATAAGCTACCTCTTTTTTAGTGCTGATAGTTCCACTGATAAATACACCATCTTGCTTAGTAAAGTAGATTGTGTCATTAAGTAATTGGTCTGTTTCGGCTACGAATTCGAATTTCATGTTTGTTTGTTTTATTTGTTAAGTTTTTGGTGTCTTGTAAAATAGGTTTTTGGATCGCCTATTTTGACTTGGCTCATATTCCTCTCGTATTCCACAGGATGAATGCAGGTTTTTGTCTGATGGTTGTAATAGGCTTGTTCGCCTTTGTCGATGATTGTGCCAGTAATACCGCACTTCATCTTCGAGTTGAGTGTGATTAATTCGTGCATGGGTTTTTTGTTTTGTTTGTAAAGTGTAAAATTAGGAAGTTTTTGGATATATTTAAAGTTTTTAGCAGGTTTTTTGTTAAGGAAATCATAAAAGATTTTTGCTGGATTTTTGCGTACCAGATTTTTGCGAGGTTTTTGGGGAGTTTTTGCATTGGGTTTTTGGCAGGTTTTTGTCTGCAACTGAAAAGTAGTCGCAAAATTTTAGAAATTGGTTGATTAGTCAACTAATAAGCGTTAGTTTTTGATTAATGCTTTTGCATATGCTGGCCCAGGCCTAGAATAATATTTTAAGGCTATTTTAAGGCCCTAGGCTGGCTTCTTTTTTTATTTTGGATAAGTTATACATAAAAATAAATTTAGGCCCTAAAAAGGCTTTTAAATTAATTATCTAGCCAGGTGATCGTCCCAGGCTTTAGCGCTTCTAGCTTTTTGATCTAGGCCCTGGCTTGCTTTCTTTACTATCTTGCCCAGTTCCTGGCTGTAAAGATCTTTGAGAAACTCAAGCCAATACCTTTGCCCAGGATCGTTTAAAAGCTCTAGGCGCTTAATCTTGTTTTTTAGTGCGTAGATATTCATAAAATTAAAATTGAATAGATCCTGGCCCAGCTTTGAACTGGCTAGCCCTTAAATTGCCCAGGATATAAAAAAGCCCCAGGCTATAAGCTCAGGGCAAAAAATATATTTTTTAGCTGTAGGAATATTTTACGCCTCTAGCTTTAAGGTCCTTAATTGCAGCGCTGGCCTTTGATCCTTTCGGCTGCTGGCCATGTATTAACAGCGCGAAGCTTTGCTCTGTTTTATATGCTGCTTCATCTGTGTGATCTATTGCAAGCCCTAGCGCTTCCGCTTCCTCTGGGCTGTAAACTACTTTAGCAAATTTTAAGCCATGTTCTAATATTTGCGCATCTAATTTGCCGCCTTCGCTTGCGTTTAGTTTAAAATTATCTGGGACCGTTAAAATATTGTTCACCCAGTAGTTAAGGCTTTTAGTATATGCATAAAAAAGTACCTCTGGCCTTTGCTGGGCCACATATACCCAGGCCCTAAAATATTGTTCGTTAAAAAAGTCCCCAGAAACGTGAATTCGAATAATACCTGCTTTTTTAGGTATGCTGCCCAGGATTAAAGCGGCCATATTATCTAAGCTTTTAGCCTCTCTCAATAGATCGTAATTATGCCAGCGCGCTTTTCTTACTGCAGGATAAACAGCCTCAGCCGAAGCAGCGAAGCAGCGAAATTTAGTTTCTGGTCCGTCTGTTAGCTTCCCAGTTAGTGGGTCCGCTTTACTTAAACAGTCCGAAGCGAAAGGGCAGCTGTGGCCTGCAGGTAATGAAAATGTAAAAATGTTTTTCCCTAGTTTAGCGTTTCCGCTTTGAAATTTTAATAAGTTCATGATATTGTTTTTTTGTAGTTTATAGTTTATTTTAGTCGCATGCTAAGGCCCAGGCTTCCAGATCCTGAGCAGCTTCGTAAGTTAGATCTATTGTGTCAATAATTAAAACAGCTAAATTGTTGTTTATCTTATCGTCCGAAATATTGTTTCCTCTGATTAAGTTAATAACCTCCTTAGGATCTAAGCCTAAAAGCCTAGAACATACTTTCGCGTCCTGGCCCAGATAGAAGCGCTTGCCATATACTTTTAGCTCCCAGGTCCTGCCGAAGCCGTAAGGCCCAGCGCTCAGAATTATTTCAGCTTTTGCCCTTTCTTTTAGATCGCTTTCTAATCCCTTTCTTTTTGTTGTTGTTGTTGCTTGCATGTTTATGTTTTTTAGTTGTTGGTAATTTCTTCCCAGATAGTTTTTAATAATGTATAAATAAGGATTGATCCTATAAATATAAAAGCCAGTTCAAAGATTGAAATTGTTTCCATGTTTATTTTATTTTAGTTATTAGATAATCAGATAAAAGCCTGGCCGCATTGCCCAGGATCAAGATAAATAAAGATAATTGCCAGATAAAAAGAAAGTTAGATAAGTATTGCATGTTGTTGTTTTTATGTTGTTTAAAAATTAATAGTTGTATCTATGTTGCGAGCTGCTAACATTGCACAAAGCGAAAAGCTAGGCGTTTTTAATGTAGTACTTAGGGCCTTTGCTGTAGGCTTTAAGTTGTTATACTTAAGCCATAATAATGCGTAATAAGTATGTTCTATCAGCTCGGGATAAATTAGGACCCCAATAACATTAGAGGCGCTTAATTGTCTTTTATTTGCATTAAGGTAATGCTTTGCAATAGTGATCTTTTTAGTTACGTTTGTCATGTTTTTATTTTTTGTTTGTTATTAATAGGACCTAAAGATAAGGATCTAATTAATACAAAGTTCAAAAATATATAAATATTTTAAAATTATTTTTATCCTAGTTGATATATAAGTATAAGTATTCAATTAATAATTATATATTATATTATTAAGTAGATTAGTAATTTAATATAATATTAAGCATATAAGTACTTACTATTAAATTAGTGGTTTATATATTAATATAATTAGATCAACAGTTTTTACCTTTCGCCTCTGACAGCTTAATCAATCATTAAATTATTCGTACTAACTTAGCGCAACAGCAACACAATAAACCACCATAAAAACAACCAATTTAAACTAAGGGTATTTTAAGCCGTTTCTAGGACTTGGACCCAATTATGAGCAAAGGACCTAAACGATAGGAAATAACCAAATTTTTGGGGTATCTAAGGCTTTACAAAGTATATTCTAGATCCTGGACCCCCTAGGCATATTTTTAGTGTGATCTAAATTTAAGACGTCTCGGGCCCCCCAAAATTCTGATATAAAACAATGATTTTAACATTTTTAAACATTTGAGATGAAAGATACTTACGGCAAACGAGAGTACACTTGTAAATGTGGTACTAAGACTGATGGATACGTTTGGTTTAGTCAAATCAAGACTACACAGTTTGAATGCACTAATTGTGGCAAGTGGTTAGGTTATGATAACCTAGAGAAGAAGGTTACTAGCATTATTTCAATACGCACACCAACAAAGAATAGATAATATGAACGCACAATTCAAAGAAATAGCTAAAGAAGCTTTTATCATAGCTTACAAGGAGAACTTTGGCAATATCACCATATCATGTGAGGCTTCTGGAGTCGGTAGGACGCAGTATAAGACTTGGTTGAAGGATGACCCTGAGTTTGCTAAGAGATTAGCTGAAATCGAGCCTGAGGAGATAATGCTTGACTTTGGCGAACAAAAGCTAATGGAGAGGATTGCTAGAGGTGATACCTTAGCGACCATGTTCTTGCTTAAGACAAGAGGCAAGAGAAGAGGATATATCGAGAAGACTGAGGTTGCTCATGAAGGAGATGTGGTTAAGCAAATTACAGTCAACGTAGTTAAACCGAATCAAATTGGAGATATTATGAAACAAGTAGACGGAGATGAGCACAAAGGGTTACCTCAAGGTGAAATAATCAACTTTGATACGCAAACAGAGCCAGGAATGGTCGTACCTGCTTACAAGGCAGGGGAAAGTGATGAAATCCCACTTTATAACCATGATAAAGGCGAATTATTGGATATTAATGAAGATGGTGAGTATGAGGAGTAGCTACAATGCCTCTATTTCGCATTTTAAGGCGATTCTACGGCTTTTAACCCTATGTGTAGTACTATGTATCCATTTTGGGATTGAAAGGCTTAAATGGGCTTAAAATAGCAAAGTGGGTATACCCTTGTATAAAACCAAAAGTTTTCTAATGGAAAACACACAACCAATTTTTTAATTTTTTTTCCTATGTCTTATGAATGTAACCACAAACATCGTCTTCGAAATCCTGCAAAACAGCCAAAAAAAAATATCAGTTATGCAAGGCGGAACAAGGTCTGGCAAAACTTACAATGTATTGACTTGGTTTATCGTGAAATTATTACAAGAGAAGGGAAAAACCCTAACCATTTGCAGATCCTCGTTGCCATCCATAAAAGGCTCAGTGATGAGAGACTTTATCGAAATACTATCGAAATATGGATTATACTCAGAAGAAAAGCACAACAAATCAGAAAATCTTTACTTCTTAGGAGGCAATGTCGTAGAGTTCGTCTCTACCGATCAGCCACAAAAAATAAGAGGTCGTAAAAGAAACTACTTGTTTATAAACGAGGCTAACGAGGTAAACTACGAATCTTGGATGCAGTTAGCATTAAGAACCACAGAAAAGATTGTAATTGACTATAACCCTTCTGATTATTACTCTTGGATTTATGATAAGGTCGTTCCTAGAGAAGATGCTGACTTTACCATCACTACCTACCTAGACAACCCATTTCTTGAAAAATCAATTGTAGATGAGATTGAGAGGCTTAAAACAGCCGACCATGAATATTGGCGAGTTTATGGCTTAGGAGAGAGAGCAATATCCCAAGCGACCATTTATACGCATTGGAAGCGTAGAAGGAACTTTCCTGATGGGGGAGATGTGTTTTACGGACTTGACTTTGGCTTTAACAACCAAACAGCCCTTGTTAGGGTTAAGAACTTTGATGGCGAGTTGTTTGTCGACCAATTAATCTATGATACAAAAATGTCGACGGCTTTACTAATCGACAGGATGCGTTCTTTAGGTCTTGATAGGAACTCGGAGATTTATGCTGACCCTGCTGAACCGAAAACCATATCGGAGGTCAATAAAGCAGGATTTAACTTGAAGAGTGCTGTTAAAGATGTTTATGCAGGAATCAACAAAGTGAAATCATTTCCTTTGCATATCAAGTCAGAGTCCTTAGATTTGCTTGATGAGATTAAAAACTACAAGTGGAAGACCGATACAGATGGGAATACACTTGATGAACCTGTGAAGTTTCGAGATCACTTAATGGACTCTATGAGGTATGCCATATACACAAAATATGCGAAACCTAAAAGAGGGTGGGTTGTATAGCATAAAAATTTGTTACTTTTGTAAAAATAATATATAGCGTGAATTTAACGGACATACTAAAGGCAGCTAACCCTTTTCAACAGAAGGCAGCTCCAAAGGTGACTTTTAACAATCCTTTTACTGATTTCGGTGGATTGATTGGCGGAAGAACACTTTATCCAGAATTAGACCAGCAAAAATTTGTACTTGACTATAAAAACAATAGTGAGGTATATGCTATCATCAAACGTATCTCTAAAACTATTTCTACTGTTCCTTTCTATGTTTATCAAGTAAAGAACAAAAAAGAATTAAATAGATACAAATCTATGTTAGCGAATGCAACGTCAACCGCAGATATTGCTAAAGCAGAGTTAGTTCGTGTAAAGGCAGTTGCTGAAATTGCTGATTCTGATTTAAATAACTTGCTAGAAAAACCAAATGAATATCAATCATTCTCTGAATTTATCGAGAGTGCTGTAGGTTATAAACTAATTACTGGTAACACTTACATCTGGGCGAATAGATTATCCAATGGTAAGGTTGCAGAACTTGTTACACTCCCATCTCAATACGTTGCCATTATTTCTGATGGTACAATAAATGGGGTTGAAGGTTATTCTTTTACGCTAGTTGGATGGGATCAATTAGATGCGAAAGACGTAATCCATCTAAAATACTTCAACCCTTACTTTGACACTAACGGACAACAGCTTTACGGCTTGAGTCCTTTACAAGCTGCATATAGAACTGTTCAGCGTTCTAACGATGCAAAAGATACATCGGTAGGTATGTTACAGAATCAAGGACCTAAAGGTATCTTGTCTGCGGATGAATCAAATGATTTCGGACCAGAAGCAGCAGGAAAGCTTAAAGAAGATTTTTACAATCAGTACGGAACAAAAACTCAAGCTGGTATCTTAAAGAATGCTGGTAAGATTTTGATTGCAGGTGCAAAGTTAAATTGGATTAACATGGGTCTAAGCCCTATTGACTTGCAGTTGTTAGAATCAGAGAAAGTAACACTTAGAGAACTTTGTAATGTTTATGGAGTTAACTCTGCATTGTTTAACGATCCTGATAACAAGACTTATAACAACATGAAGGAAGCTAAGAAGGAAATGTTGACTCAAGTAGTCCTTCCTGAGTTGGTAGCTCTTCGTGATGCATTCAATAGATTCTTCTCAACAGAGATTGGTCAAGGTTACTATATTGATTTTGATTTGACAGTATTCCCTGAATTACAAGAGGACATGAAAGAGCTTAGTGCTATCCTTTCTCAATCTTGGTGGATTACTCCAAATGAGAAGAGAGCAGCTATGCGTTATGATACTATGGAAGGAACTGAAATGGATGAGATATTTATCCCAGCAGGTTACTTGCCTATAGATGAGTTGACTATGTTACAAGACCCTAGAGATGCACAACAACAAAGTGACTATAATTTGCCACCTGTAAAAAGTGAAGGTTTTTTTTTGAGTAAGAACGAGCAAGTAGATGAAGTGTACGCAAAGTACAAGTCAATTACTAACATGAGCTACTCAGAATTGGAAGCCTGGTCAAATACAGAATGCTCAAAGAAGGCATCACTTGACAGAAGCCCTATCACTAGAAACCTAAGACTATTGTCTAAGAAGAAAGAAGATTGGACTACTAAAGATGCGGAAGATGCAAACAGAACTATAAGCTTTGTTAGCAGAATGAGAGGAGCTGAGCAAGGTGAACCAGCAGCAGAAGGCTGTCCTTCTAAAAGAGATATATCACTTAAAAATTGGGCTTACGATCCATCAAAATAAATACTATGAAATCATTTGACGTCTTAGAAAAAACAATTAACAATCTTTTAGAATTAAAAAGGTTAACTGAGAAAAACACTAAGGGTATTAATCATGCAAATAAACTTATAACATCTGGAGATGTAATCAGACCTGATAGTTGGGTAAGACCAACGGCTGAAATGGAGAATGCGTATTTAGAAGAAAATGGATATGATAAATACTGTCTATGGTTTCTTGGAGTAGACCCTGAGCTTAGTGAAGACACTAAAGGTCATTATGGCTATATTTATACTTCTGACTTTAAAACTGTAGACAGAAGAGG